GTTGGCCTTTCTCCGTGAACAGAAGAATCCTGGAATCTCTTGCAGATCAGTTGCATTCGAAATTCGCCCCACATCTTCCACTCGCCATAGTTCCTCTGGATGATTTCCCAGTGTTCACGCTTATGAGGAGTGAAAACACGACTGCCAATCCGAGGCGGGTGACCCACGGTTTGAAGCACAGCACGAGCGTTGAACTCAAACACCATCTCATCAAAGCCATCGATCCCGAAGTTGGTCATCTGGTTAGATGACGGGATTGGATCGTAGAAGCAATACAACTGAACTGGAGCATTCGACCACAATTTCCCACGATCCTCCCAGTAAATCGGGTCGATTGTCTGAGGTTGAAGAAAAACTTCGTAGTAGAAAACGGGCGAGCCGCCGATTTCGATAGCTTCCTCGTCCCAGGTGTTGAACAAATCAAGGTCCGGGTTCTCTGGATCAAATTGTTGTCGGCTCCCTGAAACCTGGTAGCAACTACCATCGGGGTTTTTCAGTCCCATCTGCCTCCTTATACATTAATCCAATGTGATCCGAGGTTCCGTAACGATGGTTCCACCACCGGTAGGAAGTCCAAATGGACCGCCACTAAACACTTCGACCCAAAGCAATTGGTTGGAAGTGTTGGTGACGTAGTATCCGTAGACAGTTACACCAGTCGTGTAGCTGAATGTCTGTTCGGAATAAACACCCGTTGTTACGCCAACGGACTGCGTGGTTGTCCACGAAGTGCCAGGAAGGGTAATTGGGGCATAGCCCGCTTCCGTACTCTGAGTTAGGTTACCCAAAGTCGTGGACTCAGAAGGAACATGGTTGTTGGTGTAAAGGTGCAAAACAGGGTTCGATGCGGGAACCATATTGAGCAAATACTGAAGCAGAATGATTTCTGCTACGTCGGGAACGACAAGAGCCATTATTACCTCACACAAATGGGATGATCGATAGTTATATACTTACATCAAGATAAAAACGGAGATAGTATGGCACTCAAAAACAAGGACGGTACTTCGTACACCCTTCGAGGGCCAAATCCCCTTATGAAATCTCAAGAACGATGGGATACATCAAAAATCGTGTTCCACAACATGAAATGGAAAAGCACAACCGTTCCTGATGAAACTCTGGTCTCTACTTTCGAGACCGATTTCACCATGCCTGCCGGTCCCCAGCCGGAGATTTTCCCACCGGAGCCGGTAGTAAAAACTCCAGAACCAGTCTTGAAAACCCCTGAAATTACGCCAGATGAGCCAGAGCCAGAACGAATCAAGGTTCCAGCAGCACCGACGGACTTCTATTTCCTTCCAGCTATTATCCGTGAAAAGAAAGACCCGCTTTATGGTGGGATCACCCGTACCGTTCAGTACGGGAATCCTGGGACTTGCAAAGGCGTGGTGATGGAAAATGAATTCATGAAATTCAGCTTCTGGGCAACAGCAGTACTTGGCGAAGGAGCAATAGTTTTCCCAAAAAATCAAGACCGTCGCTGGTGGCGAGTCACCAAAGTAACGCCGAAAACTGGAGGCTGGATATACGAATGTGTCACTTCTGACCAGCAGCCGGACTTTTCGGCGGTGCAATAGTGGCTTTAAGACCGTGTCTGGCCAACGCCTCTTTGTGATCGTCGATGGCTTTGAGGTAGGCTGTTTCGTATATGTCCGACACAAATTTACTAAACTGCTCCACGTCAGAGTCAGTCACAAGATAATGACTGACACGTTCGAGAAGCTGCTCATGCCGAAAGTACCTCTCGTGAAGTATTTCGTGAATGAACTTCTTGACGTGATGTGACCTGGGATTCTGGAGATATTGCATCCACCCAGCCGTATTATTCTGCATGCTTTCCTTTCTTCTTTTTTTTCTTACGGTGATGTTCCTCACCCGGTGGCTTACCCATATCGGCTGGAGATCGACCGGCGGTCTCTGGAGCCCCCCACCAATTGAAATCCTTGGATTTGGTGCCGTCGTAAATTGCACCAGTCCCAGCCATTTCCTGTTGTCGTAACCATTCTGCAAAATCCATTTGGCTCCTTATTGCTGATGTATTGCTTTCACGATATTGTTCAAAACACTTGCGTGCCCTGTTTTCCCGGCCATTTGATGACTAACGACAGCACGTCTCATCTGTTGGTATTTTTCATCACCCTTGACAATAGGATGAGTCATCAGGCTTTGCTGATGGGTAACCGGATCGTTAAGCATGTCGTGGAACGCAGGTGCTGAAGTTGCAGGCGTTGGTGTAGCCGCTACTGGTGTAGGTGTAGCCACTGGTGGTGCAGCTACCGGGACTGTTGGAGTCACTGCCGGTGGTGTTGGTGAAGCACCTTGTGGTGCTGGAGTGTCTGGATATGCCTTCTCGGCACCAATTTTTGGCTTTTCTATACGACCACGGGCTTGTCCCTTGGCAATAAAAGTTTTGCCCCACTCATCTTTGAGCAAGTTGTATGCTGTATCGAAATCCGTGCGTACCAAAATCACCGGCATGGTTACTGGAACGTGGTAACGGATGTATTTACCATAAAGACTAGCCCATTTCTGGTGTCCATCTATCAAGACGTATTTTTTCGACGAATCATAAATCGCAATGGCCGGTTTTGGATCAGCCGGTTTCATCATACCCTTTAGGATCGACTGGCTGTTCATATTGTGAGAAGTCACCTCTTGAGAAGGAAGTATTTCTGATACCGGAACTTCTCGAACTTCATACTTTATGCTGTTCAAGTCTAACCATTTCTTGAATTCACCGATTGACTTGATGTCAAGCTGTGGTAATGCTGGGACTTGCAGGCCGTCTACCTTTTTGTATTTAGAAAGACCCCACCTTCCGGAATAATTGTCTTCCGTGTGACTGTAGTCCGAATGAGCCGGAGGGTTAGGTAGTTCGCTAAATACACCACTGGCAATATCATCTCGTCTGGACTGATCACCGTGTCTCATTTCGGGATCATTCTCGACAATCTGGTTTATTTCATCTGGTTTCCACTGTGGATTGCCAGTCACCTGGAATGGACCCTTCTTGTTACCAGTTGGAACTGGCTTGTAGTATCGGGGCGAATAACGATCCGAATTTGTTTCTTCAGGATTTTGTTCGGCCTGCTGAGCGGCGTGCTTAACCAATGAGATGAATTTAAGCACTACAGCCCTCCCGGACCCATTGAGCTTCTTGTAAGTATCTTGAGCAATTTCAAGAATACCTGGCACGAACCTCGCTTGTGGGTGGTAAAGCAACACATCCTGGTTTTTCTTATTTGTTGGGTTCTCCAACATCTTTCTGACAGTGTCAGCGTTGATGATGGTGTTTTCTTTCTGAGCAGACACATTTTTGATATTGTCTGTACTTTTTGCTGCAATAGAATCGACTCTTTGTTCCAAGTCTTTCAGGAACGAAAGTGATTTTTTAACAACAGAAGGTCTGTGTTTTCCAGATACCGCCATAGTAACGATCCGCTCTTGGATCATTTTCTTAATGTCGTGTACAGCCAACGTGCTGTCCTGAGACAACAAGTCTTTGAACTCCAATGGGTCTTTCAGCCACTTCTTTATCACCGACGGATCGACGCTTAACGGTTTGATGAAATCATTAGGCTTCTGATCGTTATTGAGCAGCGGGGCAATCTGACCGGCTGCGGCTTTCCCACGCAAAATCGTCAACGCATCCAAATCATTCTTGAAATTACTGCGATCAGATCGAGATCGAAGCTGGATAGTTTTTCTGTCGATGGCTGGAATGATCAACGGTGACGACAACAAATCATCGTTATCCAGTTTCTGGATGTTTTCGCTTGGGTGATCGAGTAGTTTTTCAATGTTAGTCTTCTGGGTGTGCATGTCCCCAGGATAGAACTTCACTTTAGAACCACGATCAAATGGCGTAGTGTCTTCTATATCCTCTCCAGGAATGCCAGTCTTGCTCTTGATAGCCGCCTTGGTCAAAAGCGGCTCAAGCAACTTCATGGACTCCTCGTTACCATCCGTCAATTCTTGGAACCACTTACGGATTGATAGCTCTCCATCTCTAGCCACCAATTCATCAATGCCGAGTCGGAAAATTTCATTGTCGATGATTTTCTTGAGTTGCTCTGGGTCTTGGAATTCTGGCTTTGCTTCTTCAAAAGCCTTTCTCATCTCCTCTTCTTTTTTGAATTGGATAGACTTTTCGTCATCATCAAGATTGTTCTGTGCTGGGTTTTCATTACCAGTAAATACACTCGCATCAGTCGATCCGTCATTGGTAGCTCGACCTGAGCTTTTCTTTTTGATTCTTTGTTGCAATTCGTTAAAAGCAGCAAGTTTGGCCTCCGACTCTGAGTATGGTCCAGAGCCGTCCGGTTTTTGCTGCATCAAGTATTTCTCTTCGAGCAATTTGTAAAGACTGAAGTTTGCACGCCAGTTAGCCTGAATGTTTTCATCAAACTTCATTGGGTCGGCAATCTTGTCGAAATCTTCGGTAGCCTGCCGGTTCTTATCAGCTTCTTCAATTTCTTGGGCCAAGGAATCGGAAGTGATGCTTCTTTTGATAGGACGTGCCCCTGTCCCACGAACGTTTTCACCACGTTGCCGAGCCATGTTTATCACGTTGTTGGCAATGATTTCGCTTTTGGTCTTACCGCCGTCTTCTCCACTGCCGCTGTCGTCCATTTCGACGTGCCCGGCACCTTGGGTACCAGCCAATCGACGAGACCCCACCTCGGCAATATCTAGCTGTCCGATTTCGCCAACCAACTGGGCAACCATCTTCGTGATTTCGAAGTTCCTAGCTTTGATGTCTTTCGTTTGAGTTATTCTCTTGTCGCCAAGATTAAGGAGTACCCAGTTGAACCCCTGGTTGTACAAAGCGTTAGCCATCGAGATCAGCTTGGCGGCGACTTCAGGGTGATACATTGAGACTGCTTTTTGCAGACCAATAGTCACGCCACGCCATATTGGCATATACACTGAGTCGTCAGACTCTGGATTTGCACTTTCGTTGTCGAAAACCCATGCCATCACAGGGCCAGAACTCATTTTCATGGCCGTGTCGCCCTCTGTCAATTTTCTGTATTCCTCATTCCACTCATCACTTCCCTTCACCAATGGCTTCATACCCTTCCAGTTTTGTCCTCGGTGCATGCCGCCAACAATGCTTGGCTTGGAAGCTAGTTGTTTGAAGAAGTCAACGTGATAATTGGCAGCTTCATCAGCTTGTTTCAACGGAGATTTCTCTCCTTCATCACCAGGACGATTAGCCAGTTCCTCACGAGCCTTGTCGATGAATATGCTTTCAACGGAAGGTATTCTGGTTCTTTGATCACGCTCTGCTCGTTTGGTGTTTACCTCATCTTGTGCCAAACCCATAATTCGGTTGGCCAAACTTTCTCCAAGGAAGTGAGCATACCATTTTGCCTTAATTTGGTTGTGATCTTCTAACTTGATGTAGTTTCCATACCGACCATAAGTCGGGTAGGTTGCAATTTCCTCATTGTTCAGCCGCTTGACGTGTGCATTGTCCAGCGGAAATCGGTTACTGGTTTCTTTGATATGGGTCGTTACCCCATTCATTTTGTTCCGAATTTCATTGTCATTTTTGAATTCATCGGCAGACTTTTTCCGACCTCCTTTGCCCTTCCCGTCTTGCGTTTCGCCATCTTCGTCGCCATTGTCGTCGTCTTCCTCTTCCTCGCTATCTTCGGATTCCAAAAATGTGCCCCAAGATTCATTGGCCCATTCCAACCGAGCCCCGCTTGGGTCTTCTGGTGACGGAACCGTTTGAGAAGCAGCATACACATTATGATACTGCTTCATGTCTTCGCTTTTTTTCCATAGCCAATGTGGCAATGGAACCATTGTGGCTCCAGGTGTGAGTACCGGGTGGTACTCTTCTTGAGCCTTGACAGATCGAATTCCGGTGTTTGGATCAACATGCACAGTTTGGATTACATGCTTTTTCTTAATTGCGTGAACCTGTGGATTAACAACGGAGATTGAACCGTCATGCGAAAGCCTGATATAGACATTACGTTTGTTAGTCCCACCAAGATGGTCTTTGTCCTCGACCGTTGTAAGCAGTCGTTGGCGACTCATGTCACCTTTGCTTCCTGCTATTTCTGTGTCTGGATATTCCGGGTGAACTTCTTTCGCCTTCATCCACAGGTATCCCTTTGTGAGCAAAATGGCGAGTTTTCCTCTAGCATTTTGATCATCTGGCCATCTTTGTGCAGCCGGACTGTTTCTAATACTTGTTAGTTCTGGATTATTCAAAACATCATTGACCGGCTTCATGGCCGGGTCGCCAGGATTTTCCCGATATGTGTTGAGAAGAGACAAGAAATACTTCTCAATGGGTGCCTTGATACGGTCGAATGGCACGTCCTCTTTGTAACCAACAGTTTTATCTGTTTGGTCTTCGTCGGGTCCGAACTTGTACTGATCTGGGTGATCTTCGATGTCTTTTTCAACTTCAGGACTATGTTTCAGAGCTTTTTCGGCTATAGCATTAATCCATTGCTGGATTTTCCTCCCGGCAACAGTATCACTTTCGAGTGCCAAATACCCACCGGTTCGCCCTGGCAAACGACCATCGCCAGCACGAGCATTCCACAAATAGTATCCTAGTTTGCCAACTAAAGTATCAGCCCCTTCGCCTGGTTTTTCACCACTCATCCACCAGTGCCCAGGAGTTGTCTCCAACCGGTGAACCAAACGATTGATTCCCGTGTGCGGCACATGGATAAGTGTCTTTGTCTGGTGTCCCTGATTGTCCCTGGCACCACTTTTTTCATCGAATTCGAAAGTCCCAGACTCAAACCTTGGATCAGTTTTCCTCAACAGAGGCATTGCTTCTACTTCAGCTTCCGCATCTCGGTGAGCTACTCCCGAAGCTATCTGCCGTGCCTTTTCATCTATTTTGTACCAATTTTCTGTGCCTTGGGGGTATCTGTTACCACCCAATATCTTCATTTGTTTTTCGTATTGTGTGTCGTAGAACTTCTTGAAACTGTGATCGTACTGCGGCTTTCGACGCTCCTGCCGATCCTGTAACGCTTGAATCAAAAGTTCGCCGTAACGAAGACGAAGTGCCCGAGACCACAGCCTGCGTGGAAATTGATGCAAGTAGTCAATATCATCCTGGTCGAAATCGATTTTTTCTTTGCTAATCTCTTTGTGAACGGCCATTTCCAACAGCTTCTCAACAGGAAGACTGAGCCATTCACGAAAAGTCATGCCATTCATTTTGTTCATGTATCGCCTATTTTGGATTGCTGACATTATATACTCTGTAATATGGCAAATTGCGGCTCAAACACACTGTCGATTTCACGGCCCAGTCAAAATACTGCTGGCCAATGCGGTAACTCATCATGTGCCTCGGAACTCGGCCTGACCGATCCGACGTACATCAACAAACTCGGACCACGGAAAAATCGTGAAAAAGTTCGAGAGCAAATCAAGGATTCAGTCCTTGTAATGCTTGGTGCCCCTGTAGTTAGAATCGAACTGGATCAGCAAAACCTCGATGCCGCCGTCGATTTTGCCCTCCAAGTGTTCGAAGACTACTGCCCACGAGAGTATTTCCAGTATTACTCGTTCCTGACAACACCTGGAAAAAGCGTTTACGAATTGCCACCAGATGTAGGGTTGGTACGCAACGTTTTCTACAAAACTCAAGGAACATTCGCCTTCCAGGCCAGTGACCTTGGTGGAGCGTTGCCAATCGAATACTTCAACCCAGGTGGTTCGTATGCTGGTCAAACTGGCATGCTTAACCCTACCACCCCAATCTGGGGCAACATGGGAGAATGGGTTTTGTACAAGCAGTACGAGAACATGTTCTCCCGGACCTCGTCGAACATTGGTGGGTGGGAGTGGGTCGGCGGTTTTTGCCACATCAAGCTGTACCCTGTACCATTTGGTGCCCACAAGGTAATCGTTCACTATCTCCAGAAACGACCAGACTTCCGTGAAGTTACGGAAGCCATGCGTGAAGGAGCCCTGGCATACGCCAAAATCATGCTCGGACGTATCCGAAGTAAGATCAAAAATCCTCCAGGTCCGAACGGCGGTGTTCAACTCGACGGGATCGAACTCCTCCAAGAAGGCAAAGAGGAGAAAGAAAAATGGGAAGAACGTCTGCTTCAGAGGTATGCCGGGCCGCAAGAAGCCATAACAATGGCCTGATATTTTGCGTGTTCGGAAGTAGATACTTGTATGATTGATTTCGAAGAATGGAGAGATGGGCAAACCGACGGTGTCGTTCTGGCTATAATACAGCCAAAAGAGCCAGAACGTACAGGTTTGACCACATTCGATGAGTGGCAAATGCTGGGAGAAGGTGCCAGCCACACTCGGTACAGCGTTGAAGTTAACTACCGAACCACAGCCGATGAGGCAATGGAAAGTTTCGCCAAGATTGCCTTGGGATACGTCAGTGCCGCCCTCAAAAACTACAACTATCAGGTCAAACACGTCTACACGGAGAAACCCGTCCGAATTCTGGTTTCGAGCCGGAACTGGGATGATGGAGAATGGGTAGGCGTTGTCTCCTGGAACCCAACTCAAAAATGCTTCGTTGTATCAAAAGGTTTCTACAACAAAGATCGCCGAAGTGTGAGCATCCAAAGCAGCGAGAAGTGTAATGGCGAAGATGCTTCGGAAATTACGAAACACCTTCACAATGTTATGCATTCTCTGAAGGGCAAGCCAGATCGATGGAAACCAAAATTGAAACCGGTTCCACTCAAGCGTGGCCCGAAATCATGACATGCCTCTTTCTAACATCTTGATAAATTCCTCGTCATCCAGGTCGGCTGACGGGGGATCAACTGGCTTGCCAGGGAAGTTTTCTCCTTTTTCACGCCACTTGATGTAATCCATACAGTTATTGGCGTGTTCGGAAGCATAGCGTTCGATGTCGGCTACATCCTTGTAATAACCCGGTTCAAAATCTCTGTATTTTCTCTGATACAACGCCCGAACCAAAACGTATCGATCTTCGAAGTTTTCTTGTCTGATGTCGTCGTACCAGATTTCCCATGTGGTACATCGGTCACTGGCGTTGTGGTTGCATTCGCAATAGCTCATGGCAACGCAGTCGTTGAACATCAAATGCTTCAAGTGAGCCATCATCCGTGTTTTTTCAGGCAGTTTCATGTTTTCACCTTCATATCGGTAAGTAAAATTTGCAAGTCTTCCCACACCAGCATCTTTTTCCTGTCGGCTTCTTCGTCAGTTGCGGAATGCAGAATGAAACTGGGGTGGTATGTCACGATCACTTTGCGACCGCACCACAGTCTAAAATGGCCCCGTTGGGCCGAAATTCCTCGGGTGTCTGGCGGAAAAAACCATTTTGCGGCCGTTCTTCCCAAACATACTATGTATTTGGGGTTGATGATCTTGATTTGAAGGTCCAGATAGCCCACACAGGCTTCTATTTCCGCCTCTGTTGGGGTTCTATTGCCTGGAGGTCGGCACTTGATGGTATTCGCAATGAAGACATCTTCTCGCCGCCATCCGCATGCTTGGATCATTCCTGTGAGAAGATTGCCGGCAGACCCCACGAAAGGTCTGCCGGCATCATCTTCGTTCTGACCTGGAGCTTCCCCCACAAACATGACTTGGCAATCCGGAGAGCCTTCGCCGAACACCGTGTTCTTCCTTGAATCACACAAAACGCATTTCCGGCACTGCTTGACTGCTTCGGTGTCCAGTTTCTCCAGCATTTCCAACTTGGTCATGTTTTACTCGTATCTGTCTATGTATTCGATGTAGTTATCGCCATCAAATTCGCAGACCGTAAGAGAATCTGGGTCGGGGTCACGATAACACGAGCCATCGTCACTTGTCATGTCGCTTAGCATCCACTCTACAGCTTCTTTTCGGTCATCAAATGCCAGACATTTGACGACCTCGTTGAGACTTGGTCCGGTGTAAATTCGTTTCTGAGACATATCAGTCCTCGTATTCAGGTTTCCAACCTTTGGGTTTCCACTCATCTCCAGGCTTTCGCAGATCGTCTGAAGACGTATCCATCGTTTTTCTTAGGGTCCGAGCAAAGAACTCTGGACCGAAGAAAAGAACAAATGCCATGCAGGCCATGAACCCTACGATTACTCCCATGTAGAACTGCTCGCCTAGCATTATTTCCCCTTACAATTTCAGTTTGAGGTTGGCAAGAACTTGATCAACTGGAGAGTCGAAAACGTCCGCATTAAATGTGTGGTTGTCACGGTTTTTGTTTTTGCACCACGCATACAACATTGGCCTGATGACAGGGAAGTACATCATTACCTGTTTCACATCCATGTTGTCGGCCAAGATATTCAAGCCGGACTGATATCCGATAAAGCAAATGCTGTTTTTGATAATGTATAGCACGTTTGCTGCCCAAGAGTCAATGTAGGTGTGTACATTGTATCCGACTTTTTTGAGTGCCGCTTCGATGTTCAGGGCGACATCTTTGTCGTAAGAGGCACCAATGATCATAAGTGGGGATTTGAGTTTGTACTTCTTGTAAAACTTCGAGACGAAATCGACCCACTGGGCAATCGTCCAAACGCCGACTTTCTTGATCACATCTGCTTTTTTCGTCGCTCCAGAAACGTAGAGACAGACGTACTCGCCTGGGTTGAAAACCAGGGGGCACGGTGTGCTTTGCATTTCAACTGTTTCTTCGATCTGGAAATCCTTGTCAATATCCTCGATTCGAGTTCCTTGCTCCAACGGCCGGTTGCAGGCGTAATCGAATGGTCCCGTGTAGCCTTTGTTGAATTTTTCGAATATCCGATCCATCGGGTGATATTGAGAGGCAATCCAGTTGTATTCCTCTCCAGGAACTAGCCAGCTTGATATTTCTCCTGTCTTTGGCCATAGGCGAAGGAAGTCGTTCGCTCTGTTTTGAGTGGCTGTATCCCCATTGTGTACATGGGTGATTCTGAAATCTATCTTGTCCACATGGGGTGCAAACTTTTGGTAAACCCAAAAGATGTCCCCCACGCCCTGGCATACATTCAACGTAATCGTCTTCATGGTCGTTCCTTATCGATGTTCGGTGGTGTCGCCTTTCCTCATCAAATACTCGGGTGAAATCGATTTCAAAATCACACGGCCGATCTTGAAATGAGTCCGTTCTTTCACTGGAGTGATGATTACTCCTTCCCGGAACGTAAACTTCCCAGCTTCTTGAGCATTGCAGACGACGGTATCACCGGACGTAAACCGGGCGACGATTTCTGGGGTATATGGCCCACAGTACAAGATCGGCACCATTTCTATGCCGTGTTTCTTGCAGAGATCAGTTTTGCGTTCGTACCCCAGGTAGATGCCATCCACGGAGATGTCAAACAAGCGGTACGACCTCTTGCCGTTGACCATCCCGTAAACCATGTCCTGAACACCAGACCCGAAAATCTCGCCAAAAGCCATAACACTTTTTGTTCGACCTTCTGAAACCTCTTCGAGAAGAGCTTTCATGTTGTCGGTGAGAGGCTCCCAGAATTCGCTTTTTTGGTCTTTTGCATTGAATTCTTTGCGTCGAACACCGTGACTTCCAGCAGCCCAAGAGTATTCGTCCTGATCTCTCACCAAGCCGACCCGGCTGTTTTTGCCGTGGATTTTTTCGGTGATGACGACCATCTCGCCCGGTTCGAAAACATCAGGGAAGTTCCGAATGTTTTCGATGTTGGTGTATTTTTGGAACGTACTCAATGTCGGTGCGGAATCACCGTCCACTGCCTCGGGCGGTGGCTCGTATTTGGTAATTCCGTAATGGGCTGCTACATCGTAGCCAACTGGCCAATTGGGGTCTTCGACAGGCGTGATAAACCCGTAGGAATATTGTCCTCGGAGTTTAGCTACGCCGACACGACCGCCTTCAGGACGATTGCCGAACTGATCTTTTGGTAGTTGTTTGAGATACTGAAGAACGCCCCATTTGGTAGCAACTTCAGCGTTGAGAATAGAATCTGGTGGGACATAAACGACTTTGTCGCCAACCTTAACGGTAGCGACACCCGTGACCACTTGCCAGCCTTTGACGTGGACGATTTGAAGTCTGTCTGCATCTGGGCAGGGAGACACTTCTTGGATTTCACATACTTCTACAATCAAACTTGACATAATGTATCCTCCTTGTTCAAGGAGGAGGATACATTATTTAATACAATACCACAAGTGGTTATTGTACAATTTCGATCCCATCCAGGTCACTTGGTCCTTCATTGAGGAGGACTTCTGGGGCTGGTGCTGCCTTGCCACCTTTATTTTCGGTCAAGTGTTTTTGTGCTGGCTTATTGTCCACCACGACTTGTTCGACTTTGCCCTTGTTTGTTACCTTGTCGGGCTGGTCGAGCAATAGCTTCTTCTGTTCCATGAGTACATTTTCCTTTTCTAAGTTGTCGGCTCGTTCTTGTTCCGGAGATGTGATCTGGCTTTCCAGGGTCACCAGATGAGATTTCACCAGTGAAAGGAAGTAATTGTCACCTTCGAATGTTTGTCCTGGAGCAATCCTCCGTTTGCCACACGCCGATGGCTTCGGCAGCATAAGCTCGCCTTTGGTATGGTTTTTGAAAACGTACAAGCCGTAGCCAGCGGTCCTAGAAGCAATAATCCTCTTTCGCTCAGCCTGACTTTCCAGTTTATTCATCTTCTGATATCGGTTCATTCTGTCACCTTCCATTTGTAAGACACTCTACTAGATAGTGGCATACCGTAGAATTTTTCTGGAGAGATCATGAAATCGCAAGGAAACAAAGGCAACGGAAGAACAATTTCGCCCGATTATTGGACCGATGTGTACCCGGCTGGCACAAGGGAAGGTGATGAAGAATCTGATTTCTTTATCGCATTATCTCGGGATACGCTTGTGTGGCGTACCACCTACCAGATTGCGAAAGCAACGGGCCTGACGGAAAAACGAGTGGAAGAGATTATCAACAAGTATCTCGATCTAGGGTTGGTTTTCCCTCATGATCGGGACGACAACAAATGGGCTTACTGGGAGCGAGTCCCCGAATTACTCCCTCAAGAAACCCCGTCACTTGGCCAGAAGGATCAGGATGATCGTATTGGCAAGCATATGAAAAAAGAGGGTCTGATGGATGTGATGTACACCTACAAAACCAGGGCAGATGTCGCACCTAATTTTGGCAAAACGATCAATGGTGTTTTCTTGATGAGTGTATAAACAGCAATAACGGCATGAAGCCGTTATTGCTGGGGCAGAGTAACCCAGGGGGTGAATCAGTTGGCGGCACGTCCGCCGGTGTCTTTGACCATCTTCTGCTGCTTTCGGAACACGAAATCCAGGAAAGCGGTGGCCGAGCTAGGTGCGAAATATCCCATCGGATAAAGTCCTGCACCATCAGCGTCCGTATAGCCGAACTTGATTTTGCGACGGAAAGAGCTTTCTTCGGTAGCGTCCTTGGCTTCCGGTGCATCATTCAAGTTTGGCAGGTCTAGATTCTTGTGTTCAACCCACTTCAGGAATGTCTTCATTGATTTTTATCCTCGATACGAGCCATCTGACTACACAATATGTAGATGGAAAACGAAAATTTCTCACCACTTTTCCTCAACCTTGGAAAATATGCGTGCGATAGACTCTGATACGACATCAAAGTTTCACATTGTGGAGCTTTAGACTCAATCAAGCATCTTTGAAAGGAGCAATACAATGAGTCAGCAAATTTCCGTTTCGGTGAAGAGCAGGACTTCGAATGGTCAGACCCACTACGAAGGCACAGCCACGATTGCCGGCCTCAAGCCAAGCAAGCTCTCCAAGAGCGATGGCAACACCCAGTTCACCACCGCAGGATCGGTTCGTTCTGCCGCCCAGCGTCTTGGTGACCGCCTTGGGCTCACAGTGAGCTTCGAGGAAAAGGCCCAGGTCAAGCAGGCTGCCAAGAAGTCTGTCCGTACCAAGGCTAAGGCTACCAAGCCAACCCCTCCGTCCACCGGAACCTGTCCGCTGTCCGGCAACTGATCTTTCCCAAAAACGCCCTGATCAGATAATCAGGGCGTTTTTCTTTTCTTCGAGTTCTTTTTGCAACATGATCAGTGGAACCAGAGCCTTCATGCCCCACGGTTCATCAAAAGCCTTCGTAACTTCCCACTTCAAATTATCAATGTATTCAGCCCCAGCCTCGTCCTCATCGTAATGGCCAGCATAATTCGACAACCTATCAACCAAGAAATACAAACAATTGATGTCGAACATCAGTTGGCCATACTTCATGCTTTCCGTCAGATCGGCATGCCAGGACCATCCAGGAATCGAACAAGCTACAGTCCTACCTTTTGACTTCTTGAGTTCGGTGAATGCGAAATGATCGTGAGGATGGCATGTCTGTGTGTGTTTTAGCCAGACATCCATGTCTTCTTTGAGGGTTTTGACCCTAGTGGCAAACGTCATCGTTGTACTGGCTGTATGCTTCCAGTGGGTGTGTTTTGTTTTGAACACCTTCCCAACCTCACCGCCGTTGTACATTCTCTCGTACTTGTCT